TCCTCCGCCCACTTCTTCTGCAATGCAGTCATTTCTTGTTCAGCCATCATTTCTCCAATATTGCGCGGTGTCCACCGCGAGGTTTAGGGGTTACTTCTCTGTATCGTCTGTATTCAATAGGCGAACGATCTCGTCCTCCACTAGTTGCAGGGCTTTGACATGGCCCACTAGCTCTCGATAGTGCTCCATGTCTTTAATGCCGCCGTAAATCATCTGTTCGCCGATCTCGTGCTTCCGAGATCGGGCAAGTTTCAATATTTTCTCAATTACCTGTTCCATCAGCAGATCTTGCAGCCCTTAGTACTGCGCGCGGCACCCTGACCACGGACTTTTACCATGCCACCAGACTTATACCCGGCAACATCGTATGCCTCGCCCTCACGGGCCTCTTCTGGGACTGATTCATACATCTGTTTGGCCATTTTTTGCTCATCACGAGCAGCTTTTGCCATGGTTGTAGAGACTTTTGAAAGAATATCTTTCTCTCCCTCAATTCCACGGGTCATCATTTCACGGGATTTAGCCAGTTTGGCCTTTTCCCTGGGGGTTGCACTGCGGTATCCACGGGGCATGTCGTACTCCTAGTAAATTTTGGTCTTAACAAAGGCGTCTTTGCGGTAAACGGACTTCACCGGCTTAGGAACACCACCTTTTTTCATCTTGTTGCTCTTTCCTGCCTCGGTCAAAGCGATCGCCACGGCCTGTTTGACTGCTTTTTTCTTGCTTGCAGGCTTGCTGGTACCGATTTTTCCGGTTTCTTTGTACTTGCCGACCATTTCAGAGATGTTTTTGCTGACGGTCTTCTGGCTAGATCCTTTTTTAAGGGGCATTTTGCATGTTCCTCTCAGTTTGTTGGAGCCGCATTAGCGCAATATTAGCCTTTGTGTCGGCAATATCCTCACTAGAGGCAATCCGTTGTTGATCAATTGCTGCTTTTTGTTGCAGTGCACGGTCGTTTTGCATGATTTTCTGCTGCTCAAGTTGCTGTTTGACCATGTCCGCCTGTGCGCGCTGGGCCAGTTCCTGCTCTTTGAGCTTGACCAACGGGTCAGGAGCGCCTTCTCCAGACATTTGACCTGACAGTTGACGCAACTCGCCCATTCCCTGGGCCACCAGCATCGCAACCATCGCTTCTTTCTGGATATCGGACACGATTTCACGGTTCTCCGGGCCATACTGCTCAAAAATCTGCGCCTCAACCTGCTCTTCAGCCTTCAAACGGACGTGCTGAAGGATGTGTTTGGTCAGATTCATCGCCGCCAAGGGGTTTGCCTGAATAATCGGGCTCATTCCCTGCAGTAAGTGCGCAATGATGTGGGCATCATGCTGCTGACCAGCAAATGCTTTGAGCGTTTTGCCGTCAATTGCGTCCGCATTCTCCGTTGCCGGGTCTTTTGGCCTCGGATCCTGTGTGTCATCGGGCTTAAGGATCATGTCAATGTCCTTCGTCCCCAGCGCTTCGTACATCCGACGATAAGCCTCGTACACGTTGTGGATCTGAGGCGCGCTTTGAGCCAGCTGAAGCTGGGTCTGGGCCATCATAATCCGCTGGGATGACGAGAAGATGTTGGGATCTGCCACCGGCAGCACGTCCACCCGCTCATCAAAGTCGTCTTTGAAGATCTTGCGATCGCCGCCAGCCACATCGTACGGGTATTCCTTGGGCAGATGCTCTGCCATGCACTTGGCAAGCAGTTCAAACTCAAGCTTTTGCGCATAATGCAGCCGCTTATGGATGCCCGACATAACATTGGCACCCTTTTCTAACAACGCTACTGTTGTTCCAACAGCGGCCTGTTGGTTTCCATCGCCCACCTGCATGTCGGCAATGCTTGCCAGACGTCGGCCACTGTCAATACAGAAGCCCATCAGGGTATACAGCGTTTGACTCGGTTCTTTGTACGGCAGGGGCAGAAGTGACGAAGCTAGGTCCGCGCCACCCGCATCGATGTCGCGCCATTCACCCGGCTGCAGCGGATTGTCGTCATCCGCGATCCGCAGGCCCCGTGCCTTAAAGCCAGCAGGCAGATTCGAGAGCGTTCCCGCATCCAGCAGCTGTCTTAAAGCGGAAGTAGCCGCCCGGTTGAGATTACCAATGAGATGTACGAGGCCATAGCCCATACATCCAGGCCCAGGCAGGAACATGTAATGAACATAATATTGCTTCGGCTGGTAGGTATCGTCCTCTTCATCCCAGTTACGGTAGATGGACAATACCTGCCCCGAGTCCTTGTCAACAGTGATGATGTACGGAAGCTTGATTCCGTCTTTGTTCTCAAATCCAGGGATGTTGTAGAGGATGTGCGCCTCAAGCAGCGTGTACTCATCGTCTACATAGTTGGGGTCCTGCCCCGAAACACGGTCCTCGGCACCCTGAATCGGTGTCTCATCAGGCGTTGCAGGCTGCAAGCCAATGTCACGGTACACCCCAGCGACCTGACGCTTCAGTAATTCGTTGGCCGTCATCGGCACAACCTGAATACAGCGCTCATTCTCCCAAGGGTTGCTCGAGCCGTTATACGGCATCACAAAGTTATCGGGCGGAATGAACGGCGAGACACAGCGACGCTTGTTCTTGTCGAAATAAACCTTCTTGAAGGCCGAGCCACCATAGCCCACGTACCAGAGCATCTGGTCATAGTCAGGGGTGTACTCCTTCATGACCGTCGTGATCTGGTAGTTCATGTAATCCTTGACACGACTAGCCTGCAGCTCACGCGCACGATTGCTCTTACCCACGACCTGCGTACGCACGGGGCCGCTAGAAGGCATCAACTCCTTCATGGCCTGGGCAGTGAACTGCGTAATCGCCTCAGTCAAGAGCGGAACATGCACACCTGCCGCACCACGGAAAGGCTTGGTACGCTCTTCGTACTGAAAGCCTAGAAGCTTCATTCCTTCGGAATAAGTCTTCTCCCATCCCTCACGAGAGGAGATATCCATGTCGTAAAACTCAAGAATCTCTTCGCCAATCTGCGCAAGAACCGTCGAGTCAAGCTTCTCAGCTAAGTTCTGGTTGTGCTTGGTCTCAATTTCCTCGACCTCAGGCTCACCAATACTAATCGTCGCACCACCGTCTTCATCAATCTCTACCGAAATGTCTTCCCCTTCTGGAAGCATCTCTTCTTCGATCTCGACGTCCACTTCGCCCGTAGGCAGTTCCATAGGCTGCAGAGCTTTTTCAATATTGTTTGCTGCTGAGTTCTTTTTTCTGGCCATCACACTGCCCGATCATAAAGTGGTTTGTCTACGATGCCGCCCTTGGCCCATCCACGAACTTCCCCGTATCTTGATTGGTCGCGTAATTCTTTTGGTAGAAACTTTGGGGCTTCTGTGTAACGTAATGGGACGCCTAATTGCTTTTCGTAGGTGTTTAAAAAGTCCATGATTTCTTTGCCATACTCGTTGGCAACAGACTCATTTCTAAATCCTTTAATTTGATGAACGTTTGCAAAAGGACCGTTCTCGCCAAATCGATCAATCTGGATTGTCGCATACGATTTGCCTTGCTTGTCCCGCAGGGCAAAGAACTTTGACATATCGTTTTCAAGAAAGCTTGCATACTTTGGATCCAAGCTCAAACAATGCTTAAGCAAACGGCCTTCAATCAGTATTCCGCCCTTGTCAACGATTTCTCTCCATCCTGCGCCCTTGCCCAACGTATCAGATTCAACCGGCATGTATCCTTTTGTTCCAATTAAACGCTGTTCAGTTGTGACAGGTCGATAATTGTCAATACGATCATGGATTATTTGAGGGTCTGTGATCCTTGCGTAATCCTTATCCATCATCTGAAGGAACTCTGGAAAAGTTTTGTTTTGCCACTTTTCCTTTGGAGTATCCATGAGGTATTTAATTACCTCATCCTTGCTAAACAGGTTTCCTGATTTAGTTATAGGAATTTCGTAGACAGGCTCTCCGCGTAAAACCTCTTGCTTTTGCATTTCACCAGTAAAGTACGAGGGAAAATCTTTTTCGAACAGCAGAGATTTGTCTAAGTTGCTGTATTTACCACCTTGCGTAGTGATCTTGTCAGCAACGCGGTCGACCATATTCATTGCAAAAGCGTTTTCAACATCGGACGAACTAAAGTAACGATTATCCAGTTCACCGGTCTTGGCATATTTATCCAAGATAGAGTCCATCTCCACCTGACTTAATTCATCTAGGCCAAGTTGCTTTTCTTCCCGAATATATTGCTCGATATCCGCACGGTATCTTGGATTAAGGAGACGATTTTGAATGGTTGCAGGGCCATACTTTAGTTGCACTGGAGTAGCCATGTCATAGTATTTTGACAGGGTCGTCTTTCCTTGTTCGCTCAATGCCGCGTCGCCTGAAGCCATCATTTCCCGGGCCTTAACTATCTCAGCTCGGGCTTCATCATCAAGCATGCCTAACAGCGAAGGAGAATATTTGTCCTCTATAAATGCCTTAAGCATCGGATCGTTTGGAGACCCGTATTGCTTTTCAAAATAGGGTACGGCTTTGTTTGTAAGCCATTCTTTAGCTGTTGATGCCTGCTGGCCTTCTGGAGAATCTGAAAACGGAGGTTCCATCCAGCGATGTTCTGTTACGCCGGTTCGAGCCTTAAACCGATCAGAGGCTTCGTTTAAAAGACGGCCCTCTAAATTGAACATGAGAGCGCCCGAATATGTTACACCACCGCCGGGTTTCGTTGCAGCAGGCGCACCAAGCTGCAGGATTCCTTCGGTGTCGCCCATCGCTTGGTAAATCTGCTCAGGAGTAATGTCTTCCTTGCCAGTGATTTTGCGCACGGCACCCGTGCCAAGCTTCTCCGCACCCTTTTCCAAAGCAGCAATGCCCTGACGTGCAGAAGCCGCTACCGGCAACGGACGCATCAATTGTGTTTGGGGCGTGGCAACATCAAGCTTGTACTCTTGCATGAACCGACCCAGCTCTTCGGCAGTCCGCTGACCACCCTCGGTCCGGGGCGTGTACATAAACCGGCTTGGCGATACTTCGTTACGTGATACGTTACGCATTACATCATAGGCAATTGATGCGGGGGCCGTGATTCCTGACAAAAGGCTCAACGCCGCCTCACCACCGCCAACAATCTTTTCCTTTAACGACAAAGGACGCTCAGGTGTCGGCGCTTCACGGATCACGCGCCCCTGCGCATCGACCTGCGGCACCTCATTACTCACATCGCCACCATTAGACATGCGCAACACCGGCATCTTCGGCACCACGCGACGACGCGGCTGCTCTTGCGGCTCCTGAGCCTGCGCCATCAACGCAAAAGGATTCGCCGCCTCCTCTTGGCCCATGGTTTTCATAAAAGTAGCCGCGCCTCTCGGACCACCGCCACTGGTTTGCATCTCTTCAAGCATCGCCATCGCCTTATCAGCAATGCTCACCTCGGGATCTTCCGTATCAGCAA